TGAAGCTCCTAAGCCAAAACAAAAACGTAAGCGTAAACCTAAAGCAACTACTGATGGCAATAACAATTCATCACACGGCAGGAGCAGCTAACGCAAACAGTTACATCTCACTTACAGAAGCAAATGAACTGATAGAAGGTTTAGTTGCTGATGATGATGTAATTGCTTGGGAAGCTGGATCAACAAGTGACGACTATAGAAATCGTGCTTTATATACAGCAGCACAAAGGATTGATCGTGAAAGATTTTTGGGTGCTAGAGCCACAGATACACAAGCAATGCAATGGCCTAGAACAGGAGTAAGAAAGCCTGATACTTATATCAATACTTATTCTGTTGGGTTTCCTTTTCGCATAACAACAGATTATTTTACAGACACAGAAATACCTGATCAAATAAAGAAAGCACAGGCTGTCTTAGCTGCTTACTTGAATAACAATAAAGACGGTCTTGGACTTAGTGGATTAGAAGATTATCAGAATATTAAAGTTGGATCTTTGGATGCAACTCCTAATTCTTACGGTGCTGTTGGTGCTGATCGTGTACCACCAATGTTTGAAAGATACTTCACAGGCATTAGAATTAGTGGACCAGGTAACATTGCAGTAAAACGGAGCTAATGGGAATGTCTTCTTATCCAGCAGCAATCATCATCACAGACACAAACGCCCATACTGGGAGGTTTGGAAAAATTACTTGCTTAACAGATTCAACTGTTACTTTAGTTTCTCCAAATGTCACCAAGAATGGTTCTTCAACTGTTTCTGGAATTGATCTAAAAGCAAGCACAGACATTGAAGGAGTTTTCACTAGCATCACTCAAACAAGTGCAGGATCAGTTATTGCTTACAGAATCTAATGCCAGTAAAACCTAAAGGCTTTAGAAAAGCAGCAAGCAAAGTCCTTAAGGCTGTAGGTGGTAATGTTACGATTTGTAAAGTTACAGCAAGTGCATATAACACCACTACAGGTGCAATGGGAGAGACAACCGCAGATACAACTGTTAAAGGTTTTGTTGAAGGTGTTTCTAAGAAAGAAGTAGGCGAATTAATAAAAGCAACTGATAAACGGTTAACAATTGCTGCATCTGATTTGGATTACACTCCAACAGTTTCAGATCGAGTTGTTATTAGTTCTACAGTTCATCAAATTATTAGGATTGAAACAACAGAACAAGGTAATACTGCTATTAGTTATGAATTAATTTTGAGGTCGTAATGGCTAGAAAGATCCGCATTGACCAGATAGGAGACTTTGCAGAAGAAGCTTATGATGCAATGCTTCGTGCTGTTGTTTTGACTGCGGATAAGAAATTAAAAGAAGGAACGCCTGTTGATACTGGAAGATTGAGAATGAATTGGCAGATTGCTGAAAATTCAGATAGTGGGCCACAGGTTCCAGAAGGGACTTATGGAACGTCTGTTACTTTTCCTAAAAAAGTGAATTATACAAAAGAAAAAATGGGTAATACTTATTCAATTTTTAACAATCTTCCTTATGCTGAACCGAATGTTTTAGGAACGAATCTTCCTAAGTCATGGGGCGGTCAATTTAGAAGTAAAGGGAACCAAGTACAAAAAGGTTGGTTTTATCAAACAGCAAAAGAAGTTGCTGATTTTGCTAAGTCTTTTAAATTCAGAGGTTAAATGAGCAGCACATTTAATGACGTTAGAGCAGCCATAGAAGGCCGCATTGCAACAGAGATGGCACTAAGTCCTGCTTATCCTGTTAGCTATCAAAACGCTCCATTCACACCGCCAAACAACACACCTTGGGTTGCTGTTTACCTTTTGTTTGGTCAAAATAATTATGCAACTTTAGAAGCACCTGCTACTGGCAAATCATTTAACAGACAAACAGGAACTTTAACTATTGATATTTTTACACCTGCTGGAGTAGGTGCTGGAGCTAATTACACCATTGGAGAAAGAGTAAAAGATAAGTTTGACAGAGCAAAGTTTAGTAGTCTTATTTTTGATCCTTGTTCTGGATTAGCTACAATAAGACCAGCAGAGCAAGAAGCGTTCTTTCAAACGCAATTCTCAGCTACATTTGACGCATACTTAGACTAAATCCAATGGCTGTTACTGTTTTATCAGGTACGTCTGGAGCCTTGTACTACAAACCTGCTGGTACTACAGGAACATTCGGGCCTTCTAATGTCACAATAGGAACTGAAACTATTGTTGTTCAGACCTATTTGAATCTTAAAGTTAATGATCCAGTTAAGTTTCAAGTTATTGATTCTTCTACAGGAGGATCAGGGACAGGAACTTTACCTGCTGGATTAACTGCTGGTACAACTTATTACGTTAATACCTATACCGCAGCAACAGGAGCATTAATTGTTTCGGCTTCTTCTGGTGGTTCTGCTGTCAACCTAACTGATACTGGAACAGCAGCAGCTCCAAATAAGTTTCAGGTTTATTACAACGATTACGCTTCTGTTGGGCAAGTTCAAAACTGGTCTTTTGAGATTTCTAGAAGTGAAATTGACGTAACAACAATTGGTCAATCAGTTGGTCAATACGCACCATTTAAAACTTATATTTCAGGTTTTGCTGATGGTGAAGGTTCTGCCAGCGTGTATATCACCAATGAAGATTCAACTTTGGCTAATCGTTTAGTTGAAGATGTTATTCAGCGTCAACAAGACGGAGCAGCATTTAAGCTTTATCAAGACAAGCAAGGTACAGAAGCATTAAGTCGCAGTATTGCTATGGATGCTGTTTTACTTTCTGCAAGTTTCTCTGTTAACCCAGATGATGCACAGATGGTTGAAGTTAATTTCAGACCTAACAACGTACCAAGCTTTGACTTTAGTACTTCTTCATAGTCGGTTTATACCCCTTTGCCTTGTTGCCGAGGGGTTTTTTAATGCGTACAGTTATAAAGCAAACAGAATTACCCTTTATGGCTACAGCTAAGACAAAGCTTAATCCGTTAGATCGGCTAAAAAAAGCATCTAATTTAACTGCTGAAAAAAAAGTCGTAAAACTAACAGACGGTACAGAGTTTGAGTTTTGGTGTGCTCCTATGACAATGGCTGAAAGGGAGCAAGCTCAGAAAGGAACAAAAGATGATGCCAATGCTTTTGCTATTCGTTTATTTATTCGTAAAGCAATGCAAGAAAATGGAAGCAGAATGTTTCAATCTGGTCAAATTGATGAGTTAAAGCATGAAGTTAGTGCAGAAAACATGGATCGTTTAATGCTTGCAATGTTGCCAACAACAGAAGAAGAGGATGATCTTGACCCAAAAGAATAAAAGAAGCTCTTAAAAAAGATAATTTTTTACAGCTTCAATTAGGTGTAGCAAAAGAGTTGGGTTATACCTTGCAAGAATTAAATAAAAAAATTACACAAGAAGAGTTGTTTATTTGGTCGGCTTATTTTGATCTTTTAAACGAGGAACAGGAAAAAAGTATAAGAAGGAGCAAATACAGCTAAGATCTAGGCATAACGAAAGGAACTCGTGGCTCTTGCTTCAGTAAAACTTGAATTACTTACAGGGCAAGCGGAAAGATCTGCAAAGAGGTTGCAGGCAAGAACAAATGAATTATCCAATAGATTTCGAGATGTAAAAAATCGTTCTAATGCTGCTGGTAATAAAATTCAAAAATTTGGTAGGCAATCAGCAACAGCAAGTAAAGGTGTGAGAAAACTAGGTGCTGCAGTTAAAAATTTATTAGTAGGATTAGCTGTAATTCAAACAGCACGTTTTGTTTTTTTTAAAACTGCTGAATTGGAAAGTCAGAAAAAAAGCCTTGAAGTTCTAACAGGATCACTAGCTAAAACAAATCAAATTATTGGTGAGTTACAAGCTTTTGGTGCTGTTACTCCTTTCACAAGTACAGAACTAATTGAATCAGGTAAACGATTAAAAGCATTTGGAGTTGACACAGAGAAATTAGTTAGTGTTACAAAGCAATTATCTGATGTCGCTGGTGCTGTTGGAAAACCATTAGGAGAAGTTGTAGCTGTTTATGGAAAGATTCAAGCTAAAGGAAGAATGACAATGGAAGAACTTTTACAGTTTCAAGAAAGAGGAATCAACGTAACTGATGAATTGTCAAGGTTGACAGGTTTGTATGGTAATGATCTTATGAAAGCAATGAGTCAAGGAAAATTAGGTGCTGAATTAGTTGAGCAAGCATTTATTAATCTAACGAAAGAAAGTGGACTTTATTTCGAGGGAGCAATAAATCAAGCTGGCACACTAAACGGAAAGTGGAGTACATTTATTGATGGTGTAGATACATTGGCTCGAAGCATAGGTGAAAAATTGCAACCTGTTTTAAAAGAAACTCTTGAAATTGCAATATCACTTGTAAACAGAATCAATCAATCAATAGCTGCAGGTTCAATAACAGATATTGATAAAAAAGCTTTTAAGAAACAAGCAGAAGGAATTGTTAGAGAACAAGCAGGTTTTATGCCTGGAGGCCCATTTGGTATGGGTGAAATTAAAGTTGATTTTCAAGGACAAGAATTTAAAGGTCAACCTTCTGCTGTTCAATCTCAAATCACTAATGCTCTTATTAATGCTGAAGTGTCTAAAAGATTAAAAGAACAACTTGATTTACAATTAAAATTAGAACAGCAAAATCAAAAAAACCTAAAAACAGTTAAAGATATAAAAACAACAAAAGAAGGTATTAACAAAACAGATAATGACATAAACAATAAGAATGAAAATTTAAACAAAGCGTTAGAGTTGCAGAAAGTTAAATGGGAAACAATTAAAGAAACGATTGCTAGTGGTTTAACAAGTGCAGTTGAAGGATTAATAGCTGGAACAAAAACATTAGGTGAATCATTAGCTGGTATTGCTAAATCAATTGCAAGCATGTACTTGAAAGCAGCATTTATGAATATGTTGCCTGGATTACCAACAGGAGCAGAAGGAGCTTTTGTTTCTAATGGAATTAAACCATTCGCTGCAGGAGGCATGGCTACAAAGCCTACCCTTGGTCTTATAGGAGAAGCTGGTGAGGATGAGTATGTAATTCCTGCATCAAAGATGGCTTCAAGTATGCAACGCTACTCAGCAGGTGCTAGAGGTGAAGCTGTAATCCCTGGTACTGGTTCGTCTCATGCAGGTGGCGGTGCAGGAGGATCTACGACTGTTAATTACTCTGGGCCTATATTGAACTTCAACTCTGAAGAGTTTGTTCCTAAGTCTGCTGTAGGTCAAATCATTGCAACTGCTACATCTCAAGGTGCTAGGGCTGGAGAGAATAGAACTTTATCTACACTAAGGAATAGTAGAAGTGCCAGATCGAGGTTAGGAATGTAATGACTGTTGTTGCTTTAACTGCTTTTGTTACCGTCAAACAGAAAGATGGAACAGTAGAACATCAATTTCAAAATGGAAAACATACTGCTGTTGATGGACATGCTTACTTGTCTTTTATTTATCAAGGAGCTGCAATGAACAGGACAGGAGATAATTTAGAAGCTTCAATCATCCTTGCTAATAATCCGTTGAGTATGTCTTATGTAAAAGATTTTGTAGAGAAAAAATATTACATACAAGTTGAAACTTTTTTAATGACAACTGATTTTAATAAAGATACTGCTGCAAAAAATGGAGGCAGATTAACTGGTGAATATTGGTTAGCTGCTGGCATGAGATACGATCCAGAATCCATTGAACTGTTGTTAAGTTCTGCCATTGATGCTGTCGGTGCAAACGCTCCACAACAAACCTTGACCAAGAAAAGGTGTGCTCATCTTCCTTTAACAGGTCAACTACAAAATCTTTGAAGCCTTACGAATTAATAGGACTTGAGTATCGTTTAGGTTCTGATCCTGTAAAACATGGAACTGGTGATTGCTTGTCTTTGGTTCGTACAGTATTAGGTCATTATGGTTTTACTGTTCCAAAAGGAGAGCGTGATTGGTATCGAAGATTAAAGAGAAAAGACTATAGTATCTTTTTTGAAGAATTAAATCGGTGGGGAGTTGAATCACCCCCTAAACTAGGAACAATTGGTCTTTGCAAATCAGATGATGCTTTGTATATGGCTGCGTTTTATGAGGAAGGATGGCTGAGTTACCAAAAAACATTAGGAAAGTCGGTGGTGAAATGGTTGCCGCTAGAAGCCCTTTTACTCGCAGGGTGCTACTTCCAACGGAAGCCGATCTCTGTAATGCCCTCGGAATAACAGAAGAAGAATATTTTCAATTCTTAGAAGGTGTAGCTGCAAAAGTAAAGGAACAACCTGAAGCGTATGGTTTAGTTCCTGAGATATTTGCTGGCCCTGGTGCAGGTGCTTTGGCCTTATGGAAAACTGCTGCTGCTGGTGGTGGATTAACTCTTTTAGGGCAAGTAGCTGTTGGTGTTGCTTTAAGTGTTATTTCATATCTTTTAACTCCCAAGCCTAAAAGCATGAAGCAAGGCACAGCCGAAAGAACGGCTGATATTGCAGGTATGAAAAGGTTTGCTCCTCAATTTAGTTTTAACAGCGTTCAAGAATTAGCAAATTTAGGCGATTTAATTCCTCTTGTTTTTACTAATTATCAAGAAATTATTGATGCTTCAAAAGGCACATCACAGCAATACGGAGGAGTCAGAGTTAATTCACAATTAATGTGGTCACAACTTGTTAGTTTGGGTCGCTTTCAACAGTTAAAAATATTTGGTTTGTTTTCTTTGGGAACAATTGAAGAGGAACCAGAATATAAAGGCTATGCAATTGGTGATTTATTAATAGAAAACTATCAAAAAGACAAAATATTTATTAATCCTGCAACAGGTGAAATACCTTTTAAAACTTCAGGTGGTTTATTTTCTGATGAAAATATTGATGAATTTCAAATAGATAATGCTAATCAGTTTTCTGGAGCAAGAAATCCTACAACACAGGCTATTTTTGGATTAAGCAGTCCGATGCCTAATCTTACTTATTTTAGGCTTCCTTATGAGTTGGTTCGTGCTCCTAGCAAATTAGACGCAGACAATCGACCAGCAGCAAGGATAACAACCAAGAAAAGAAGGAAATTGTTAGGCGGTTGGCCTATGAGAGCTGGTTTTGCTGACGGTGGAAATGGTTCTCAAAAATCTGGTAATACTGAATTAGATGTAGATACATTTCTTACTTATCAAGTAGCAGGAGGAAGTGACGACCCAGATAGTCCTGACTATGACGCTAATGCTTGGCAACCAGATTGGGACGGATACGACCCTCATGGTGTTGAAGATGTAAATGCTGTAACCAAGACAGTAAGAGAGGCAACGGATTCTTACATAGCAGAAGGAGAGCAGTATATGGCAGGTACAGCATTAGTAAGTTGCACAGAGATATTTAATGAAGATTGGCCTGGACATCCTTGGGACGGGTATGATTCTGATACTCGAAATTATCAATTTAAAGTAATAGAAACAGGATTTTATGAATGTGCTTCTAGTCCTAATTTAGGAACACACTGTAATAACCCTCAATGGAAAGATGGTACAGCAGGTAAAATAACGGGAGATTTTTTTGAAGTAAAAGACCATAAGTATTATTATGAACAATATTATGATCAATACCAGTTATACGAACCATGCAAAAGATATGTGCTTCAAAAAACTACTTTAGGTACTGTATCTGACAATAGAAATTGTCATATAACTGAAATAGGTTTGAAGTCAAAAGTATTTAAACAAATGAGTTTTGCTAATGTTAATAGTAAACCTACAGAAGAAGAAATAGAAAAAGTTTATAATGATAGATCTACATTATCTTTAGGTAATGTAAACAAATACATAACAAGATATAGCTTTTTTAAACTACAAATAAGAATTTCTGGAACGGAAGATGATTGGAAAACTTTAAAACCTTCAAGTCCTTCTAATCATTTAGGATTGTTTTGTATTAAAGGAAATACACCAGAGTTTCAATATACTTATGTCAGGATAGATCATCCTTATGAACAATATGAATATAGATTTTTCCCTTGGCCTGGAAATGATGTTATTAAACAAGTAGAGCAAAGAGGAATTGTAGAAGTTAACTTATTAAATGCTAATGGGGCAACCGATCCTGATGCTATACATGAGTTTATTTGTGGAGATAATAATCAATACACTGTTAAGTTTGCAGGAAGAAAAGATTGTGCATTAGACAAAAATGTTTTAAGTAATATTGAGTGGGATTTTGGAGAACCTAGTGCAAATAGAAGACCTGTTCCAGGTATCGTTCAAGGTGTAAAAACAGGTCATTATGCGTCTCCTTCTCATGTGACTAAGGATATATTTCAAAATAGAACAAACGAAGTTAAATTCACAAAGATATATCATCCTGATTGTTCCTACCCAACAACATATCCAGGGTACGGAAACCATACAATTATTGTTCAATACAAGAATTGGCCTAGTGATGGTGTTTCTACTTTTTCTCTTTATGTAAATGAAAATGATGTAACACCAAATGTACAAGGAAGAGGTGCTAATGGAGGTGCATGGGGTGATGATCAAACACCTACTGATTTAACATTAACAAATCTATCTGCGTCTGATGGAGGAGGACAAACTATAGCTGGTGTTCAATTCCACTATTCGACAAGTGATGGTAGAGGAGGCAAATTTATACCAGTAAGAAGCACAAGTATTTCAGGAAATATAAATGGTTATCCTTGCGGAAAAGTAGACCTTCCTATGTTTGGAAACGTAACAAAAACTTATTGGTACGTTAGGAAAATAGAAGATGTTTTCATATCTGGTGCTCCTCCTTTAATAGATACTTTTATTTATCCAGATAGTGAAGATGAAGATGAAAATTCAATTGCAGATGGAAGTAATGTTCGTTTTAGCTTTAGACTTTGGTCTAATGATGCAAGAGATAAAGTATATGCAGAATGGGATTTAGATTCAAATAACAGAGGACAGAATTATAAAGAAGGAAATAAAGTTCGTATTCGTCCTAAAGAAGATCCAAATGATGATGAAATAACTTTAATGCAATCTCAAATTGTAGAGTTAGTGGTATCAAATACGTTTGAAAAACAAATAGCTTCAAGATTAAATCTTTATGATGCTGCTGCTGATTATTGGAAATACGAAGGAGATCAATCAAGTCATTTAGAAGGCCCAGAACATCAAATTGTTTACTGTAATGAAATAGTAAGGACTGAAGATCCTAATGGTATAGGTTTTCCAATAGAAGGCAGTTCTGCTACTTATGAAAACTTAGCTTATGCAGGATTAAAGATTAATAGTTCAAAAGAGTGGACAAACTTTAGTCAATTTTCTGGTTACTTTAAAAAAGGAATTAAGGTTCCAGATTTAATAAATAGTCCTGCAACAGATAAAGCATCTAATTTATTTCCTGAACTTGCTTATGCCTTGTTAACTGATAAAAAATTAGGTGCTGGTGCAGTTATTAGTACTAGCTCTGTTAATAAAATAAATATGGGTATTGCAGCTAAATTTTGTAAAGCAAATAATTTCTATTGGGATGGTGTAATTTCAAATAAGGTTAATTTAAGAGAATTTATATTTGAACAAGCAACACAATGTTTATTAGATTTTACAATTATAGGAGGACAATTTAGTTTGTATCCTGCTGTTCCTTTTGATGAAAATAATTATTTAATGTTGCCAGAAAAAGCACCAGTGATTAAAGCAATGTTTACTGATGGCAATATCAAAGACTTAAATGTAGCGTTTTTAAATCCTGAAGATAGACAAACTTTTCAAGCAAATGTTTTATACAGACAAGAAAAACTTAATGGTTTTTCTGAAACAAAGTCTGTGGTAGTACGTTTGTTAAAACAAGGTGCTGAAGATGATCCATTAGAGACATTTGATTTAAGCGGTTTTTGTACGAGTCTTAAACATGCAACTAATTTTGGGAAATATGTTTTAGGTACTAGAGAAAAAGTAGATCATACAATTACATTTAAAACTGCTCCTCATTACATTAATGGTGTTCAACCTGGCGATTATATAAGAGTATTTTCAACAACTCAGCATGTGAATCGTTTTAATAACGGTGCAATTCTTGATGATGGAACGGTTGTAAGTAAAGACACAATTAGTGGAAGTAAAACATTTTATTATTGGAATCCTTCAGAAGAAGTAGTAAAAGAAGCTACGGCTGATTTCTCTACGCCAAGTTCAATTCAACCTTTTGCTGGATCGTTGTTTACGATTAAAGAATCCGAAGCTTCTGATCAGTGCTACAAAGTTGAGAGTATTACCTTTGGTGAGGATGGATTGATTGAGCTTTCTGGTTCGTATGCCCCTTTAACAGATAACGGTAAGCTGGCTATATTAGATCAATGGAACTCAGGACGTTTCTTAGTACAAAGTTAAATGGCAACAGCACAACCATTTCCTACCGTTAAACCAACTTCCAGAAGTTATAACCCTGGGACATATCCAAGTACCACGTTTGAATCGTTAGATGGTACAAAGACACATTTACGTTTTGGTAATAAAAGAGTTAATGCAACTTTGACTCTAGGGTTTTCAAATATTACAGATGGACAAGCAGGTTTGATTCTTGATCATTATGACGATGTTAATTCTGTTTGGGATTATGTAAAATTCACAACTGATGATGGTGCATTAGGGATAAACGATCCAGGTTCAGGTAATTTTTTGACAAAAGAAATTGTTGGTTCTACGGGAACAGGTGTAACAGAAAAAGGTTTAAAATGGAGATATTCTGGGCCTCCAACAGTAACAAGTGTCTTCCCAGGAAGATGTAATGTTAGTTGTAGTTTTGTTGCTTGCCTAGATTCACCGTAGAATAGACTCAATGTTTTAATTTAAGGTCGTGGGTTTTTATTCAGGCAGAGATGGAGAACTGTATGTTGCTGATGTAAAAGCAGCAAAAGTTCAGTCATGGTCTTTCTCTAGCTCAATGGCGGTATTGGAAACAACCTCATTAGGCGATACAGATAGAACACTTGAATCAGGTGTTAGAAGCTATAGCGGAAGTGCAAGACTGTTTTATTACGTTGCAGCAACGGGCTCTGGAGCTGACTCAAATCTTCACGCTTTGTTGACTAATTCAATTAAGACATCAACTACAGCAGGTGATGGTGAAAACGATAAATCAGATGAAGTTGTTTTAAAGCTGCGAATGACGACAGGTTCTACTGATGTTCGAGATATTCAATTCTCTGTCTTTATTACAGGGGTTTCGATGAATAGTGCAGTAGGAGAAGTTGCTTCTGCTGATATTAGTTGGGAAGCTAATGGTGCTCCTTATGGCAACACAACTTTGGTTGATTAATGGGTGTCTATTTTGGTCAATGGGGTGAAGTAGCCCTTAAAAGAGATACGCTTCAATCTGCTTTGCAGACGAAGCTAGATCCTTATGACGTAAATACATCAACAAAAAGATTTAGCGTTGACCATAGCTCTGGTTCGTTAATAACTGGAGATGAAGTAGAAATAGAAACGGCTGATAAATCTACACTTGAACTTGTTAGTGGTCATAGTTATCCAGATGGCAAATGGTTTATCAATGTTGATCAGGTAGGAGGTATTCGTTTGTTTGATTCTTTTTCAAAGGCAATTGAAGGTTTAACAGCTAACGCTTTAACTCTTGTTGCTCCTAGTTCTTCAAAAGATATTTTGATTCGTACCAGAAATGAAAGGTTTAGGCATGTAGCAGGTGTTAGAGAATTTGAAATGACAACGAGTAGAGAGCAAGTTGATTTAACAAACCTTGGAGATGAATTTAGGAATCAATACGAGGCTGGTTTAATTAGTGGTCAGGGGTCAATGACCTGTATTTGGGAGCATGATTATGACACAGGAGATAGGGCTAATGAATACGGCAGCGATCCAGAATTTCCATTTTATTTAGCTCAATTGCTGGTTCGTACTCAGCAAGGATCAGATTTTGATGGATTATTTTATATTTACCGTGATCCTGATAAT